TACTTATCAAATTAGAACAATTGACCTCTCAGGTAGAGTTTATAAACAAAGAGAACAAAGATTTTTCCAAGGATATGTAACTTTACAAGAAAACTTGTATGGGCTACCAAATGGTGTCTATTTATTACAAATAGGAAACGATACTTTTATTAAATCATTTAAAATACTAAAACATTAAATCATGTCAGAAGAACAAAACGGCGGATTCTTTTCCCAAATAAAAAACCAAATCATTGCTGGTGTAGGAGTAGTAGTAACAGCCGGCGGTGGATTACTAGTATCTAATATGGAGGCTATATTTGCCCCAGAAGAACCACAACAAGTAGTAGTTCAAGATACTACAAAAACTCAACAACCTGTTATTAACATTAATATACCAGAACAAAAAACTCAAACTATTATTAAAGAGGTACCAGTAAAGACTGAACCTAAACCAACCGAAAAAGTTTACGAATCATGGTAAGATATTTAACTCTAATTCTACTATTTGTTAACACTCTTTCTTATTCTCAAATTCTGGGATCGACTCAAACAGAAGACTATAAAGCTGCTTTCGAAGAAAAGCAATCTATAGAAGAAGTTTCTGATTACGATGGAGAAATTAAAATTCCAATTCAAGTATTGAATATCGGATTTACTCCTGAATTATATGAATTCTACCCTGAACTAAAAGATAACAGAGTAGGGTTAGGAGTTGCTAATATTACTTTATCTTACCTAGAATGGACTGATAGATTTATCTTTACCGAAGATAAGGAAGAGATAAAACAAAAAATGATTAAACAGCATATAGCTTCTGCTAAAGGTATTTCCCAAAATGAAATTCAAGTAAAAGGAAATGTTATTTTAGCAAAATATTTTGTATATGTAGAAATCTATGATTACTCAGTTTCAGAAGAAGAAGAAATAACTGCAGATGGAATAAAAGTAGTACAAAAGACAATCATCGGTATGCAAGTTAGATTTGTAGACGCTGAAAACGGTTCAATATTTACAGGTTCTGGAAGTGGAGAAGCAGTAACAGTTAAGAGATCTAATTTGTTAGATGGTTTAGATGAAACTAAATTCAATCAATCTACTATAGGTATATCAACTAAAAAATCTCTAGAAACTGCCGCTGCTAGAATCGTTAAAAAAATGATCAAGCGTGGTATCTTTACAGAATAAAATATTATACCTACTTTTATTTATACCTTCCTTTCTACTAGGACAGACGTATAATTACACCTACACCGACCCTTGTACCCTAAATCAACAATCTGTTGTTGTACCTTTAGGTCAAGAGGTGGTGTTAAATTATTTTGGTGAAGTACAAACTTTTACCCAAGAAGATTTTTCAAATGGAGTATTCGACAACTGGCTTACTTTAGTTAGTCAGCTTAATTCCTCAGCTCCATGCCAAAGCGTTACCGAAATCTTAGTAAATGAAACTAACGGTACAACAGTTGCTAATACCCTTACAGTAGTAACTAATATTATGTCTGTAATGGGAGGAGGAATGTTACCTCCTGTAGAAAGCATCAATAACTCATCCGGAGGGAATAACTCAGAAAACGAAGAATCTGAGAACGAAGAAGAGGGTGAACAAAACTCACAAACCAATGGAAGTAATTCAAATCAATCCGGAGGCACTGGAAATACTCAAACAAATCAAAGCAATCAAGAAGCCAACTCAAATCAATCCAATGCTGGAGGAAATACAGAATCTAATACAGAGGCAACTGGAGGCACTGAACAATCAAATAATACAACTACAGGAGGAGAACAAACGTCTGAATCGTCTGTAGAAGGATCTGCATCTCAATCAACTGCCAATTCTTTATCTAATGCTTTAGATGGAGGTTCAGGCGGAGGAGGTAAAAAAGATAGTAACAAAGCTCAAAAACAAGCCGGTAGCTTGATTGCTTCTGGAGACGTAGTAGTAATCTCTAATCTAGATCAAAATGGAAATAATCAGGTTAGATTTGTAGGTAGTATGACTCATGCTAATACAAAAAATACTAGAATTAAAGGAGCTTTATTTACTTATACAACTGGAAGTAATGATGCTAGCCTAACATTTTATAAGTCCTGGATTAATCCTAAAAAAACTTTTAATTTAGTTATGGCTAATACTACAGCATCTGATTTTAAGAACAACCTACTTAACACTACAACAGCATTAGAATCATTTAGATTTTTGAAAAAACAATATACAGGTATGATTGGTGTTAATTTTACTGTTGGTAAGTTAGGAGACAGAACTCTTAAAAATTTATCTACTGTAGGAGGAATTCACACCAGCTTTAAAGTTAGCCCTAGAGTTAATACTAGTGTATTGATGCTCAGTGTCTATTCACCTTTTACTCAATTCTACGAAGGTAGATGGTGGGATGCTGGCCTGCTCATAGTTCCATTTAATTCATGGGATATAAAAATAACCAAAACATTTAAATATAACATCAGTATAACAGGTGTTTATCAACTACAAGAAAATTTCTTAAACTATCAAATATTAACCGGAGGAAAATTAAATTTTTAACTATGAAAAAACTATTATTTATTCTGTTATTTCCAATCTTACTTACGCTCAAGATTGTTATAAAGTAGAACGTGTTGTTTCTAAAGCAGAAATCGAAGAATTAAGTCAACAGCGTATTATTTTTGGTATTAAACAAATGACCGAAGAGGTAATATCCGAAAAATATGACTTATGTGAAGGTGGAAAACAAGTGTTTGTAGAAATACTTTCAATTGAAGCTCCTTCTAAAGGATTTTCTGTTGGCCCTTTTCAAAAGAAATCTAAAGAAACTATAGTAAAAATCAGAGTAATCATAAATAGTGAAAATTTTGAAGGAGAAGGTTTAGCTAAGACTTCTATTAAATCTACATTTCTAGATTTAAATGACGAAAACCTCCCTTTCGAAAAAACAACTTTTGCATCTGCTGTTAAAAAAGCTATAGAACAAACTATACTTTAATATTTATAATAAATTATGTTTCACTAAAATTGTTATTTTATGTTTAATTATTTAAAACGTAAATGGATGGCTTTCAAAGACATTTTTAAAGAAAATAATGACTACAACGAAAAAAATATTGTAGGATTTTTATCATTCGCTGTAATGGCAGTATTTGCCGGAGCTGATATTGTTACCGGTATTATGGGAAAACCATTAGAAATTAGTGATACTATTTTCAACTCTTTTGTTATTATTACATTAGGTGCTTTTGGTATTGCTGAAGCAGCTAATATTTTTGGAAAAGGTAAAAAAGAAGAATAATTATGCTTTATACAAGAGAACAAATTCAAAAGGCTGTAGAATCAAAAGGCTATAAATGGTTCGAAGGTGGTGACTACAACTTAAACATTGTTGGAGTACGAAACTCAGACACAAACGGAGTAGTAACAAACAAATTTGATGATAAATTTACCCTATCTTACTCAGTAGGAGGTGAAATGAAATATCACGAATTTGATGCTACAACAGATCCAGGCTCACACTGGGAAAAAAACCTACTTAATAAAGATGGTGTAGCAATTTTAGTACCTGGTCAATACCGAGGTTCACATGAAATTAGATTACACCAAGGTAAATACGAGGCTTTATGCCAGAAAAAACCTGTAAAGGTATATCGTGACAATAACATGGATGGCAAGTATGATATGTTAGAAGAAAACATTCATGAAGGTATCTATGGTATTAACTTACATAGAGCAACTGCTAATGAAGGTGGTAAATCTACCCAAATTGATAAGTGGTCAGCTGGATGTCAAGTAATTGCTGCAAGTGATGACTTTAAATTATTTATGGAGTTAGCACATAAAGCAAAAGATTTATATGGTAACTCATTTACCTATACTTTAATTGAATCTAAGGATTTGGTTTAAAAATGAAAACTACTAAATTACTCATCTTAAGCGGAAGTATGTCAATCGGGTTTATTTGTTCCTATTTTATGGAACTTACTATGCAGAATGCCGAGCAGTACTTGGCCATTGCTACCTTAATCTTCGCTGATGGGTTTTTTGGTGTAATAGCGGGAATAAAAAGAGAGGGCTTTAAAACTTATAAAGCCCTCAAAATCTTAAAAAATCTAGTATTTTGGTTTGTATCATTAACTCTAATTTTAGTTATAGAAAAAAGTATACCTGGAGCTGGTTGGTTAAGTGAAACTATACTTATGCCTCTAGTAGTATTTCAATTAATAAGTGCCTTAAAAAATGCTTCAATGGCCGGTTTTATTAAAATGAATGTTTTAAACACTGTCTTAGACCACATCGATAAGCATAAAGGTGATAGAGAATAGGTTGTTCTAATCCTATTCCTTTACTATATTTATAACCATGCTTGAAAATCTAAAAAAAGGGATATTTCCCTTCATAATTGCTGCTTCTGCCCTGTCAGTATCTGCTTCAGCCGCTTTCTATTCAGTTAGCGGCTTGAGCAAACTCTTTGCTGGTGCTTCATTTGAGGTAATTATAATGGCAGGTTCTTTAGAGGTATCAAAATTAGTTATTGCTTCCCTACTTTACCAGTACTGGAATGAATTAAACAAAGTACTTAGAACTTATTTAACTGTAGCTACCTTAGTATTAATATTAATTACTAGTATGGGTATTTATGGTTTCTTATCT